TCGACGGTGGCAGCATTGCCCACGCGGCGGGTACTGGCGGTTTTGGTTGTGGTTGGCACTGTACAGCTTCCTTCGACACGCACCCGGCTACCAGCAACAAGGCGGCGCTGCAAATCAGTATTCCTGTTTTGTGCATCAGCTAGTTCCTTTGTGTATTTTGCATCGAGGGCGGCAACGTCACGCTGGCGCGTTTGCATATCGCTGATAGTCTCGTTAGCCATCTTCAGGTTGTGAGTAACGGTATCACGCTGGTCTTTGTACTTCACGGCGTTACCGTGATAGTGACTGGTAGTCCAGCCCAGCGCGGCTGCCAATATAAGCAATGAGACTATTACGCCAGTAGTTATGCGGTTCATGTCACCACCAACGGATTTGCCCTACAAGATAGCCAATAGCAGCGACAAACAGTACCAGCCAGATCAGGATAAATTTCCAGTTTGGTAATTGCTCAATCATTAGTCGCAACTCCCTAATCAGTTTGCTAATATCAATCACAGGTTCTCCCTTGCCTTCATCAAGGTGCAGAAACAGAAAACCCCGACTGTTTGCAGCAATCGGGGTTTTCGCTTTTATATCCTTCGTAAATCAGAAATCGGCAGATTTTGTGTTATCCGCCCCTGTGGCGCCATGTCATTTTTTGGTGAATTATTCCGCTGACAACAATTTATTGTTCAATCCCCCAGCACGCCAGCGCCGATTCCTGGTCGCGTCGTATCACCTGGCCGTAACACTGATTTTCCCTGTTGTGGCAGTCTTTGCCGCCGTCATATACCCAACGGCGGATTTCTGCACACGCTCCCTTACGATCTCCTGCGTTCAGCTTTCTGTAGAACGAGGAAGGCAGACATTTACCCGGCCCAATGTTGTACGGGCAGAAACTGGCGATCCCCACTTTCTGCGGCCCGGTCAGTGGAACATGGATATTTTTATTGACCCACGCCAGCGCCTTATCCCGCTCGATGGCGTTGTAATGGTCGCACTGGCTTTGTGTCAGTCGCAGACCTTTCACAACGGGTTTACCATCGATACGGGTCACGCCACGGCATACTGACCAGACGCCGCCGTTATCACGAACGGCCACCAGCGTATTTCCTTCCCGCTCCTGTAAAAACTGGTCGAGTAGCTGCGGTGCGCTGGCACCGGCGGCAATCAGTGCCAGCATAGCGGCGGAAAGACCGTATTTAACTTTTGTCCTTAACGCCATCATTGCCCTCCGGCATTTCAGATACCGCCAGCATTTTTAACGTGCTGTCATGGTCGTTTTTTTCCAGAATCCGGGCGATTAGCCTGTTACGCTCCTCCATCGCGGCAGCCTGCCTTGCCTGAGCCTGCTCTGATTTCTTTTTGTAATGCTTATTAACCAGAAACGTACCAATACCCAGAACGATACCTATCAGCGCACCATAGTCGTTTAACGTCCACTGGGCGCATATGCCGCTGATTAATGCCCAGATGTAGGCCAGCCATGTTGTATGTTTATCCATTGTCATAACTTCCCCTGTCCGGGAAATGGACTACCCGGATGTCGGGTAAGTGGAAATAAAAAAGGCCACGCAATAGCGCAGCCTTATGATGGGTGCGGGAGCCGATCCCCGCTACGCGGCAGTGGTATACAGAAAATCAGGGGTATGATTTACGCAGCTAATATTTCAAGCCGTCTTCCAGGCGCTGCCAGCGCGTTCTATATCTAAGCTGGTGGTTGTAACGGCCCCGACAGTACTTCTGCTTCACCGTTATGGCAGATATCATCGCCTCTTGTCAGATGCCATACACCTACGATAACCTGCCCTGACTCCAGGTCATCTACAGTGTCATTCGTGTAATACGCCACCTGTACAACACCTACATGCTGAATCCAGTAGTAGCCTTCTTTCATACGTCCTCCCTCACTTTGAAAGAACAGTATAATTATCCTGTAAAAGTTTCCCGGAAAAAGAAGTAACAATCCCGCTTAGCTTCTGGTTTAAACACTATGACGAAATAATCACTCTTAACAGCATATTTAATTTTTTACGATTGTAAATATTTGACTATTTATTACGGATAAAAATATTTTTAAATGATATAGCAACTGCAAAACCTCAAACCGTGACCTGGTGCCTTCTTTTTTGGGTACCCGGCTGAGTCGGGGTACGTTAGTCCTGATGGTCTTAATTTAAAAGAAAAGAATAATGAGCGATGGTATCGTCCCTTTGTTAACCTTAAAACCTGATATGTATCAGCAGGAGGTACTATGCGGGGTATCGGAGCTGTTATCCACTTTCGCCCACCGACAGGCAGCAGCGCACCATCCCCCGACGTCAGCGAGAGGTGGAACAGTATCAGAGACTGGTTCTCCCTGCCCGTTCAGGATGAGGCCGCACAGTGCTTTCGCGTTTTTTATCAGCCGGATGAAGCCATGACTCCCTCCGACAGGTTGAAGAACTTTTTAAAACTGAAAGCACTGGCCTCTCCGGGACGCCAGGATAATTTCACCACAGAGCGAATACTCGGTACCGGTGAAACCATCTGCATGATTGCCTCCGGTAAAAACAGCGACTTCCCCCCCGTCACACTTCACCTGAGCGACCAGGAATGGCATATGACACAATCTCAGGAAGAGACGGCTGACTGCACAGTATTGCCGCTTAGCGCTGGTAACCCGGCAGCGACCACCGCAGAAGAGAGCACCGGAGCAAGCCGAAAAGGAAGCCGCATTACAAATACTCAGATTCAGGCATGGCGGGACCTGTCACCGGAGGCGAAACGAGAGGCCGGCGGCTGGAAAACATGGGCGCAGCCTCAGGGGATCTCCATCAGTTGTGCTAAACAATATCTGACAAATACAGGGCTGACCTCCCGCGGAGTGGAGCGGCTGCAGCCGCCAGGAGAGAAGGGTTCCTCCATCACAAATGCACAGATTCAGGCATGGCGGGACCTGTCACCGGAGGCGAAACGAGAGGCCGGCGGCTGGATAAAGTGGGTACAAGCACAGGGAATATCCATCAGTAGTACTAAACAATATCTGACAAATGCAGGGCTGACCTCCCTCGGAGTGGAACGGCTGCAGCCGCCAGGAGAGAAGGGTTCCTCCATCACAAATGCACAGATTCAGACATGGAGGGACCTGCCACAGGAAGTGAAACGCGAGGCAGGCGGCTGGATAAAGTGGGTACAAGCGCAGGGAATATCCATCGCAAGTGCCGGAAAATTTCTGACAAGCACCGGGCTGACCCCCTTTGGTACAAATCGCCTGAAACAACCAGGAGAAAGAGGTACCCCTATTACAAATCAGCAGATTCGAGCGTGGCAGCACCTGCCACAGGAAGCGAAACGCGAGGCAGGCGGGTGGATGACGTGGGCACAGGCTCAGGGGATAACCATCGACAGTGCCGGAGCCTTTCTGACCAACAGCGGGCTGACCCCCTTTGGTACAGAGCGCCTGAAACCGCCCGGGGTAAGAGGTACCTCTATTACAAATCAGCAGATTCGGACGTGGCGGGACCTGCCGCAGAAGGAGAAACACATAGCTGGCGGCTGGATGACGTGGGCACAGGCACAGGGCATAGACATTAGTAGTGCAAGTGCCTATCTGACAAACACAGGACTGAAGCCCCGGGGAGTGGTACGACTGCAACCTCCCGGGGAGAGGGGCTCCCCCATAACAGAGGCGCAACTTCTGGCATGGTTGAACATGTCACAGGAGGAACGCCGGACATCAGGTGGATGGGCCACATGGGCGCAGGCTCAGGGGATATCTTACAGAAGCGCAAGAAAGTATCTGGCACCGACCGACATTGAGATGCCATTCAGAGGCACATCATGTCCGTCGCCGTCCTCAACCGTCACGAGTGACAGCCCACAGGCATCAACATCCGCAGCAACAACCACAGGCGATAAGATAGCCGTCAGCATGAGTACACCCCCGGAGCGCAGCGGGGAAAAACGGTCGCTTCCCTCGACTAAAGAGGATACCTCCGCCCCGCCGGCAAAACAGATTAAGGAAGAGGAAGATGACGTTACCTGGCGAACACACCAGATAAACAATAACCTGCCCATTCTGCAACACTGGCGTGACCCGACAATATCGGTTATGGCCCAGGCGGAAGGCAGGATTGAAACCCTGCAGGTTACACGGTGGGGGCCTCTTTTTAACCTGTTATCCCGGCAGACCAAAGCCAGAATTAATCAGGATATTCGCTGGTTTCTGCAAAATGAAGGAAAGCATGATGCGCGAATGAATGCCATGATGTCCGTCGCTATTCCCCTTGATGACAGCGACGGTTACAGGGGGCGTACAGTCTACGCGCGAACCAATCTGGCGGCGTTTACCGTACTGGGCCCCTACTCCGGCCGCCTGCTGGACAGCGAAAAGGTACGGTGTGAATATGAAAAAGAGTATGGCAGGGAAGCCGGTAATTATTATTTTGCCACACGAAGCCAGGAACGCCTGGTGTCCGCCTGGCCGGAAGGAAATATCCTCAGCCTGATTAACAGTCCGGTATTTACCCACCGGACAGCGGAGACAGAAGCAAGACAGAACGTCAGCACGGTGCTTGTCGGGAAGAATATCAACTTTTACGTCACCACACGCGACATCAGCGCCGGGGAAGAACTGTGGTTTGATTACGGACCAGACTACCGGCATTTTGAGTCAGGTGAAGCGCTACGTTCAGCGCAGGTTAAGGAGGAGTCGTCTTCTCCAGAGGAAGGATAGAAATACTTCATCCTGACCTGTAGACATTCTGGACATACTGTTTTTTCAGTAGTCAGACGCCCGGAAGTGATGTCCGCACTTCCAGTCTACCCTGGGCATCAGAGTTCGGATTTATTCCATTTCCAGCCTGATATCAAGCATCATCAGCATACCATCAATTATCCCTTCGGCTTTCTGAAGCAATCGACCTATCCGACAATCAGAGCATCCATGCTTTCGCGCCAGCATCATGAACGTCATTCCCATCACATAATAGTCTATAAGCAAATCATGCAGGTCGCTGTTATTTTTGTTCAGGCGGGCCATACATCCACAAATGATCATCGCATCATCATCACAGCATTGCGGACGGAATTTAACTTTCGATGGAATAAGCCCTTTAAAGCCTGCGGCGATATGTGACCAGACCACATCTTCATGATTATTGGCTACCCATGCACCCCATAGTTCAAGAATCTTATGTATATCCCGCATTATCGCCCCTTACCCCTTAATAGTTGCCGGAGTTATCAGCCCACAACGTGCCAGTTTAATCACTGTCAGTACGATCGCCCTGTTCATCAGACACCGGCGCTCTTCCCTGCTCAGGTGACTGCCGTTATCGATTTCATGATGGCATTCCTGACAAATAGCCGCCGTGGCGCAGTCATCCGTTTTCATTCCCATGCCCTTTAATTCATTGCGATGTGCAACCTGCGTTCCCCACCGCCCGCACAACACGCACTGTTCAATCTGCCCGACGGCTGCCAGCCATTTTTTACTGCGGTAAGTTTTTATTTCAGATAAGAGCATTTACGCCTCCGTTCTGGCACATGATCGAACTCCGGTAACAGGGCGCTTACCGTCCAGTGAATGCAGTCATGGTTCAGACTGCGCTTCGTCTTTACCCCCCCTGCGCCGGTACTACTTCACCAGTTCATCCGCCTCTTCGGTGGTACACACCGGATGCTGAAACCATGTCATTTTCATGCGAACTCCAGCAGATGCGCGGCCACGTTTTCAACTTCTTCCGGAGAGGAAAATTTACGAAACAGAATCCAGTTCCACAGGACGTTCAGCACAGCCTTATAGACCTGTTGAAACTCGGTTTCGTCCATACTGGCGAATGCTATGGATTTCGCCCGGCGCCCGCGGCTGCCATCCGGATAAAAATGCTCGGTATAAAACCCGGCCTGAACGGTTACCCATTCCCGGAAGGCATCAAAAGATTTAAGAAGGGCGACGTCCCCGGTTCGCAGGGTGGCTACGTTATGGAGGTACTGTTCCGCCGCCTCGTTAAGGGCCGGGGTATATTCCTGGCCTGCGGAGTCGCAAAGAAAATTAACGAACCCGGAGATAAGTTTCTGTTCCCGCGATGTGACCGTGCCGCCCGTTGGTGTCCAGTAGTCGAAACCAAGCTGAAGGAGTTTAAAAAATCGTTTATGAAAGGCGTAGTTGCGGACACGCTTAAAATCGGCGTGTATCCACTCACCAATTTTTACTGAGCGCAGGAAATCCCCACTCTCCGGCGTCGCCGGGAGCAGAAGCCCTGATGAGGTTTGCTTGACCAGTTGTAAATGCGCCATCGTTCTCTCCGGTGGCGCAGTAGATTGGGAGTTCAGCCCGCTGACGAGTATAACAAAGGATGATTATTCATGATAACCGGCCCTGATAGTTAGCTCATTAATCAGGGTATCGCTCCCCATGATGTCATTTTGCAACAACGGTAGAAACCGGACATAACGGCCATCCCGATACATCAATGACCTGTTGCAGTCAGGAAAAAAATCCATTTCAGCAATTACTGTCATGTCATCACGGCGAATAACAGCATATTTACAAGTAAATGTTTTATTTAAATTTTTCACGGTGTCTCCATAGATAACGAACTTGAGCATTTTTAAAGCATCTTCATTCTCATCATGAATATATAGGAGACTATTAATTAACATAATTAATGAATATGACTGCTTTTTGACCACATGCAATGACATTTTCTCTGTGTTCTATTTATAATCTTATAACTGGTTATTTTTTGACATGCTCATTTCCCGGACATTAAAAAACCCGCCGGAGCGGGTTGAATGTGGGTGCATTGAGGATACCTGACACATCAGAGGTGGCGGGGATTTCTCCCCGCCGGGTCTCTTACTCCTCAGATTCGTAAGCCGTGAAGACAGCGACCTCCGTCTGGCCGGTTCGGATGCGTACCTCGCAGAGGTCTTTCCTCGTTACCAGTGCCGTCACTATGACGGTTAAA